TCTCCTAGCATCATCTTGCAAGTTGCTAGGCTATAGTCTTTGAGCCATTGGTTGGCGTATGGATCTTGTAACAGGTTAAAATCAGGTCTATAATTATAGACCCATAGTAAAACTTCTTCTTCTGAACGAGGACGTTGCATTAGAGTTAGTTTTTTAGATGTTTTGTTGAAGGTGAAATTAATTTCACTACCAAACATTTTGCCCACCTGTTTCTGATAACTTGCAAAGGCGTAGTAAGTGGCTAAGCCACCCATGTTTGTAGCAGTCAACAAATAAGTGTTGGAATATGCAAGATTGAATGGCTCAAAGAGTGTGCCGCCCTGCCCACCACCTGATCGAGAACCAATACTGCGTCTGAAAATCTGTCTAACCTGCATAACTTCTTGCGGCAAAGTATAATCGTTACGATCAACTTCAACGGTTAAAAATGCATAACTTTCTTCAACAGCGTTACTACTGCGCTGACGAAACTTGTTTAGAGCACGGTCAATTGCAGTATTGTAGTGGTTGGGGTCTAGTTCTACGTCAATCATGCCATCGCCCAGCATGGTTTTGCAATAGTCTATAACTTTTTGGCGTTCGTTTTCGTTCTCGGTCATAATGATATTTAGCCAATAAATAAGACTATGCCACGCTTATCCCTATACCGCCCCGAAAAGGGCAATGATTTTAGATTCCTAGATCGTTCAATTAACGAGCAGTTCCAAGTGGGCGGGACTGATGTATTTTTGCACAAATATATAGGACCATTAGATCCTGCTGAAGGAGAATCAACTCCCACAACTCCTAACAACAGCGGAAACTCTATTCCAGAGTTAGGAATACAAGATTTGTTGTTTGGTGAAAACAGAGATAGAAAATATGATCCCGATGTTTATGTCCTGCGTGGAATTTATACTCTACAGGACATTGATTTTAATCTAAGTCAATTTGGTCTGTTTTTACAAAATGATAATATTATGATTACTTTCCACTTGCGTTCAAGTTTTGAATCCGTGGGTAGAAAAATTATGGCGGGTGATGTTATTGAACTGCCGCACCAAAAAGATGAGTATGCGTTAAATGATGCCATGGTAGCATTAAAGAGGTTTTATGTTATCAGCGAAGTCACTCGACCAGCTAGCGGTTACAGTCAAACATGGTATCCTCACTTACTGCGTTGTAAGTGTGCTCCATTAGTCGATACACAAGAGTTTGCAGAAATACTAGATAAACCGTTATTGGATGCAGACGGTAATGATACTGGCGATACTATTAGAGATTTAATTTCAACAGCTGATAAAAACTTAGAAATTAACGATCAAATTATTTCTCAAGCACTAGCAGACGTTGGCAAAAGCGGATACGACACTGACCATTTTTATGTTATTCCAACAGATCCAGAGACTGGATTAGTTATGCGTTCAGATACAAGTAATACAGAAGAAGACTCGTCTGTTCAGCAGGCAATATTAGATGCCAGTGCGGTGCTTGCAACTCCTTCTAAAAATTATTATATAGGATACTTAACAGGAGATGGACTTCCGCCAAACGGAGCACCATACGGATTTGGTATTACGTTTCCATCAGGTGCAGTCGACGGACAGTTTTATCTAAGAACAGATTACTTACCTAATAGACTGTTTAGATATGACGGGCGTCATTGGATTAAATTTGAAGAAAATGTTAGAATGACTGTTAATATGGAAGGTGAAACTCAAACTAACAATGATGCACTAGTTAAGCGAACACAAAAATCTACCTTTATTAACAATGCTACTACTGCAACCATTGCCGGAGAAGTGATTGTAGAGAAACAGGCATTGAGCAAAGCATTAAAACCTAGAGCAGATAATTAATATGGATCATTTTTACGACGGACAAATTAGACGCTATCTTACTCAGTTTATTAACATATTGAGTAATTTTAGCTATAAGGACGGTAAGGGAAAACTTATTAGAGTCCCAGTTAGATATGGGGACATAACTAGACAAGTTTCGCAAATTATAAAACAAAACAGTGAGAACACTATCCCCAGTGCTCCATTTATTTCTTGCTATATTAAAGACCTACAGTTTGATCGTCCTCGTATGCAGGACCCAACATTTGTTAGTAAAATTCATGTGAGAGAGCGTGCATGGGACGAGGCAGGACAAGAATATTTAAATGTGCAAGGCAGCAACTATACCGTTGAACGAATTATGCCAAGTCCGTGGCTTATTACTTTTTCTGCAGATATATGGGCAACCAATACTGATATGAAATTACAAATCTGGGAACAACTTGCAGTGTTGTTTAATCCCAGTTTTGAGATTCAAACAACTGATAATTATCTTGACTGGACTAGCCTTAGCACAGTTACTCTAGAAAATCAATCATGGAGTAGTAGAACTATCCCCCAGGGTGTTAATGAAGATATTGACGTCCTTGCAATGACATTTAGTGCGCCAATTTGGATTACGCCGCCTGCTAAAGTTAAGAAGCTTGGCATCATTACAAAGATTATTTCCAATGTGTTTGCCGTAGCACAAGGAACTATTAATTCAACATATGATAAAGTAGGGGCTGCTGAGTTGTTTGGTGAGATTTCACCCGATACTACTATAACAGTAACGCCGGGTAACTACGACTTGTTGGTAATCAATAATACTGCTAAGATTATTAACCCCAACGGAATGGGAGAAGATATTGATTTAACAAATTCTAAAAATTCTCCACCATGGACTAAAATACTTGACTTATATCCGGGTAAATTTAGAGCAGGGCTAAGTCAATTACGTTTTGGTCAAGAAGACTCTAATGAAATTGTTGCGTATATTAGTTTAGATCCCAGTGATGAATTTACAATGTTATTAAATGTTGATACTGATACGGTTCCAAGCAACACAACAATTAGTGGTAGGGGAACAGTAGATGCCATTATCAATCCCGAAACATTTGATCCCAGGAACAGAACTGTTAACACTCGTTACTTAATATTAGAAAATATTAATGTAAATGATCAATATGGCACCGGCGGGTATGACGGACCTGATGCATGGAAGAACGATGACAGCAGCGATTTTCAAGCCAACGCCAATGACATCATTGAATGGAACGGCACTGCATGGGACATTGTATTCGATTCTGCAACACAAACGTCAGTTGTCTATATAACTAATTCATACACAGGTATCCAATACAAGTGGGAAGACAATACCTGGAGTAAGAGTTTTGAAGGCATCTATGATGCAAGGTTATGGCGTTTAATTCTTTAAATCAAATCATATGTAGCGGCGGCTTATTTCTCGCAAAAGACACAAAAAGGTTCCTATTTTTGCTAAGAAATCAGGGGAAAACTGCCGGAACTTGGGGTCTTGTAGGCGGAAAAAAAGAGCCAACGGACATTACCCTGTTTGATGCATTAACTAGAGAAATACAAGAAGAAGTGGGAAAAACTCCTACAATTAAAAAAATTATTCCCTTGGAACTTTTTGTTAGCAATGATCAACACTTCCAATACAACACCTATGTATTGATTGTTGACAAAGAGTTTATTCCCACATTAAATGATGAACATTCAGGATACGCCTGGTGCAGGTTTGAAGCTTGGCCAAAACCTCTGCACCAGGGTGTAAAGAACAGCTTTAACAATAAGATTATTAAAGCGAAGCTAGAACTAATGCTTGAATTAGTTTAAATCATCGGGACCAAAAGCATAGGTCCCTAGGTGTCTAAGCTCTTGGCTTAGTGCTGTATCAACTTTAATGGTATAGCCAGCAGTGGAAAGTTTGTGGCAAAGGTTCATGTCTTCGCCGAGAAAGTCATTGGACTTTGGACTCCAGCCAAATTCAAACCAAGGCTTAGGAATGTCTGCAAAGATGCTGGTCTTCATCAGCATACAGCCCATTCCAATACCTTCAACTTCGACTAGCTCGTCAAACACTTCAAACGGCAACGGATTTTCCCAATCACCAATTGTGCCATACGCAACACCTTTATGCGGATATTGCCTACGAATATAGTTTGCGGCCACAATTGGTTCTTCGTGCGCCATTAGTCTAACAGCAGTAGTTGAAGGGAAAGCCATGTCGCTGTCAATCCACAACATGTAATCTGCGCCAACGTCAATGGCAGCAGTGGCCAGTCGTTCCCTCTGAGTTAACAGAATAGTGCTGGCATCCATGAATACATGTGTGTCAATATCATTCATAGTATTGAACTTTACCATTTCGGCCAACGAAAGGGCATGTGCAGAATGTAGAGTATCCCTACAGGGAATACACACTGCTAATTTGCCTTTTTTACTTGACCACTTACTTGATGAGAAAACTGATTTTTTTGTCATGCGCCTGCTACGTCCGTGCTTAAAGTTTCACCCTTAACAACTAATCCTTGGATTGCTGTAATTAAATCTTGGGTCCTCTTAGCACATAGTATAAAGTCATTAGGACTTAATTTGCAAGCGGTATTCATGGTCTCGAAGCCCAATCTTCCATTGGTTAAAATTTCAATGGCACTGGCTCGAGCCAATTTTTCAATAAATGAATCTTTGGCCTCTTCTTCAGTTGGGTTGAGCATATGAGCACAATCGTCATCATCAAGATCTTCGAGTAGTTCAAGTAAAAACCCTAGCTCCTGTTTTGATTGTGCATTTAGATCGGATTCACTAGTTAAGTGTTCGATACGTTGTAAGAATTGAATCAATACCAGTGAGTCAGTTGTTCGGTCTGCCCAAATTACATTGTCTAATTCCCACTTACTTGGGCCGGTAAAGGCCGATGATAAAATTTCTTTAATTTGTTCTGGCTTCATATTAATAAGTAAAAGGATAAGTTTTCCCACCGAATGCAATAGTTAGGCTAATCTGAACACCGACGCCGTAGTTTACACCACCGTATGTGCCGGGGTTAGAACCCAGGACTGCACTTAGCCTAATGTTCTGTCCGCCCGCAGGGGCATTACCCGCTGCGCCGGGTAAATTGTTCGTAAAGGCTCTGTTGATCCTTCCAAACGACATTTCTGATCCTGTGCTTCCTAATGTGCCTGCCATAATTGCTTTCGGGCCCTTTATTTATTGGCCAGTTTTTCTAATCTTTCTAAGATCTGATTAATTTGTGTTTGCTGTTCTTTAATACATTCGATCAGCAAAGGCACAATCTTTTCATATTTAACTGCTTTGTAACCATTGTCTCTTGTGGCAACGATTTCTGGTAAAACTGCTTCAACTTCTTGAGCAATAACACCAATGTCATGCTTACGAACAAAATATCCGTCTTCTCCGCCACGTGCTTGAACATGCTCGTCAGTCCAATCAAAATAAACTCCACGAATCTGTTCTAGCTTTTCTATAGGACTGGAAATAACAGTTACATTTTCTTTTAATCTTGCGTCCGATGTATAGTATGCTGTAATTTCGTTTGTGGCACGAATTTCACCAGTTGTTCCAGATCCCGGTGTGCCTACTCCTAAACTTAATATCTGCACACCGCCATTAGATTCTAAGATATTAATTGCTACTGCTGTTGCGCCAGCATTATTTTGACGGAAAATTCTAAGATCATTATTTGCTACTCCGGAAGCAACATCAATGTTCCATGTATTGTTAGCTTGTCCAGTAATAGCACTGGAAACGTTATTACCGTAACCTAAAATAATCTGGGGACCTTCTGAGGAGGCTCCCGTGCCGCCACGCATAATAAATTGGCTTCCACCACCGCTGGTAATTCCATTTAGGATTATATTACCACTTGCGTCAATACGCACACGTTCTGTATTCACGCCGTTGACAGCTGTACTGAACGCTAAGATACCATCGTCGGTGCCTGCGCCTGCAGAAGTCACTAAAGCCGAAATGCTGGCTAAAGGCACAGAAACGGCATTGGTAAAACTCATAGCAACGCCGCCATCGGAACTATTTCTTAGAGTAAGAACCGTCACGGTTGCTGTCGCTACGGCTGTGCCTTCAATAGTTAGTCGTTGGCCAGCGACTGTTGTTCCAATACCGACATTTCCAGTCAACGGATTAATTGTAAAACTGCTAGTAGTATAAACTGTCTCAGCAGTGGCAGTAGCATTGTTAGTATCGACAAATGTTGGAAAATAACTTGCGTTAGCTGTTTGTAATACAGTATTAACCTGAGTTGCATATCCTACATAGATACTTGACGTATTTGTATATACTGGAATAGCAGAACCACCACTTACTAAAATCTGACCTGCTGTGCCCGGTCCGACAAATCCCGATACTCCTGGATTTATCTGATAGTGTAGTTGACCTGCGGCACCACCTGCCAAATTGGTTGCAGTTGTAATGCTGCCCGTAAGGCTACCCACAGTAAGATTAGCAGCCGTT